TGAGAGCCGTAGCCAGTCTTACTTGCGCCGCTTCATCTTCTATTGCAGCCTTGACTCCATCGACTGCAAGCTTGATTGCGTAGGCTCCGGCGGCTGCTGCCGCTGCTGCAAATGCCAGCCCTGCCTTCTTGCTAAACTCGCCTAACTTGCTCGATGAATCTTCAACGTCGCCATTGGCTGATGCAAGCGATTTTTTGAGTTGATCTACATCGGCCAGAATTGAAAGCTTGAGTGTCCTACTTTGACCAGCCATTACCACTCCTTCAATATCTTATTAAATGCATTTTCCCACTTAGCGATGATCTCTGGCTGTATTTCGCGCAGTGTCGGATAAATAAACCAACCGCGCGAGCCTCGACCTTCTTTGCCTGACCAAATTGGGAATTGTTTGAATTTATTAGATCCAAACTCATAACCGCCCCAGAGCTGTTGAGTGGTGCCACCACCTGAAAACTTTTGAGCTGCAAAGCCAAAGGATAACTCGCCAATCTTTGACGACTTTGAGACTCTGGAACCTTGAGCGATGCGATTGTCGGCTTTGTTGAAAGTCCTGCCAGAAGCCTCAACAATTTTGCCCTGTGCGAACTGTGCCAGAGCTGACGACTCTTGCTTGGCCTGAATCGTGGCCTCTTCGCTCATGGCCTTGAATGCACCTATAACGCGGCGTAGATCTGCCTTATCGTAGGCAATCTCAACCTTGTCGCTCATTCTGCTTCTCCAATATCTCCATTGCCGTATAGATCTGCTCCGCCGTGATCCATTCGCTCATCGGTATCCCTGTCGCTATTGCTAGATCAACAAGGATCCGATTCACGCTTCCGGCGGCGTAGCTTTTGGGGCTACTTCACCTACTGTCACATCTGCAACCGTCTCGCACCAGATTTCATAGCCCTTTATGGGCTTGCCACCTGATTCGCGCTTCATCGCATTCCACGCAAGAAAGAGAAGATCCGAAATGCCAATCTTCTCTTGCGCTTGCGAAATGGTAAGTCCAGTTTTGTTTTCCCACTTCGCCCACTCTGGCGGCTGCGCGGTATATGTACCGAACTCGCCTGATGTGTATTCGATAGTAATTGGTAACTTCATTGTGTGCTCCCGTTTCTATTGCGTTTAACTGAATGTTTCGGCTGGAGTGCCACTGACTAACATAGCCCAAGAATCTGTCTGTGCTTCTGGAGCAGTGCCGCCAACGGACGGAAATACTGGAAAGACGTTGCATGTAAAAACCGCGCCAGTAATGGCCGTAAATGAGACGGCCAGAGTTGTGTTAGGAGAAGTATCGGCAGCAGTCCACATGGCTTCAAAGAGTGATGATGCGACGCCCCAGTCTGCAAGTAGCTCTAGATTAAGCGTCCATTGATCGTCAATGTGCTTGTATGCCTTGCCGTCTAAAGTTTGGTACGTTGTAATAACTGGCGCATTGACTAGCGTAGCGGCCGTCGTTTGTGCGTCATAGTTTACTGTGGCGATTGTCAGAATTAGGTCTCTCGCCGTGACGATTGTTGTTGGCATTTCTCTATCTCCTTAGATTGATTGTTGTGTGTAGTAAGTGCTGACCGCGAGATCCGCCACTAGTAGACTTGATGCTCCGACTGATTGAATTGTCGGACGCTGAACGTCTCCGACAGTGTAGCCAGTTGGCATCGCTTGCATGATGCTAATAATAAGTTGCTCAAGATTGTCCAGTGATCCTGCGTTGTTGTTATAGGCAACGGCGGCAGTAACGACGAAGTTAATCTTCACGCGTACCGCAGATTTGCCGATTGTCGTCGTCTCTAAATAAGGTGCATCTGGCACGATGACACAAGCTGGCGGAATGACGGCCTCTGGTGGTGAGCTATAAACCGACGCGGCTACTCCTGCCAGAGCTGTGGCTAGAGTGCCTCGGCAGTTAATTGCGATAGTTGTTGGAGTTGGCATCTACATGGCCATTGTTGAGACATCGACGTAATTTCCTAAAAGCCCTATTACACGATTTTGAAGCGATCTACCCATGCGGAACGGGCTCGGCTGAAAATCCACACCTTCAATCTGACCGCCGGGAGCGACCACGCTCTGGAAAATCTCGACGCTGACGATGGTGACCGCCTGTTCGACGGCATCGACATTTGCGTAGAGCGTGGACGCGTCTGCCCCAGACAGGTAGGCCACTCCTGCCGGAATGACCGGACGGAATGTTATGTCGCTGTTAGTAATCGCCGAAGTGAAGAAAAAATACGGCGCCGGATATGCGAAAGGAAGATAAGGGAATGGATCATAATAATTTGATGTGACTGTCTGAGTGCCGTTGAATGTAGATGGAACGCAACCCGTCACGACGACACTCTGGCCAGCTACGAATGTATTGGGCTTCTGTGTGACGTAATAGGCGACATTGTTTTGCAGATACACGGCCGCCACTGCATTTTGATTTGCAGTCAATAGCGGCAGAATTACCTGCTCGGCTGAGTCAATAATACTTTCAAGATAGTCATTGGAATAAAGAGAGACAGAGACACCAAGAACCGTCCGTAGGCTGGCTACGGTAATGATTGCTGGCATCTCTGTCTCCTTTCGTGAGCTGCTGGGCTAGATACGGGAGCGCACCTAGCCCATGATTGATTAGGTTAGGTTAAATTTGCGTAGGCCACCTGCAAAGACGGCCTGAGCTGCAATATAACCATAAAGTGCAATTTCAATCTCGCCTGTTGTTGGCACATTTGTGGCCAGCGTTAGGGCAGGAGATTCAAAGATTTCGATTGAACGTGGCTCGATGATGAATGCTGAATTATCGATTGAAGTGGTAAGCATGTTTGGATCGACATAAAAATCTAATCCGAGTACGTTCCCACGGATACTGGTAGGTATTGCAGATCCTGCATTGTTCATAGGATTGCCAGCGTTGTAGATTGGACGACCAGTTGTGTCCTTAGCGCCGAGCAAAAGTGACCAGATAGAAGTGCCACCTACGAATGACTTAGCTGTGCGCTTTGTCGCTGTGTATGCCGCTGGTGCTTCTACAGATACGAATGAGATAATTCCTGCTGAATCTGCGTCCGTTGCCGCTGCTACTGTTCCACCGGCGATAATTTGTGCAATTACATAAGCATCAGTTGCCTGAGCGTAGGCATCGCGAAGATTGTCCAACATGATTTCGTAGAAGCTTGGATCTGATCTGTCAAGAAGCTCCACGCTGTAGCGCTGGAAGCCCATTTTCTTAATAACTGTGGCATCAATATAGCTTGAAGTAATTGCAGTTGTTCCTGTTGGATCTCCGCCTTCTGCAACTGTTGCAGCAGTTGAGTTAGCAGTAATCTTAGGAATCGAGACTGTCATTCCGTATGTGCTCAATGGACGTGTTCCACCGCAAGCCTCGATGACTGGACGATCTGCGTTTGTATTCTGTGCAACGTCGCGAACGTATGAAACTGGACTGAACGCTGGATTTGTCGAAAAGCTATCATCTGCAGCTTTGATGTACTGGCGAGAATCTTCGTTGCCAAGTGTTGCCTTGATTGAGTGCTCTAAATATGAACCACCAGAGATAATAGGTGATCGTGGTGTTGCAAAATAAAGCGGACGTGGTGCCTCGCTTTGTACGACTTTGGAAGCCTCAACCGTTTCGGCTGGGACTTCTGGAACGGCTGTAGGTGTTTCCACTTGCGTATCTCCTTCGATAGTTTGTTCATCTGTTTCCACATCGGAATCAGAATCTTCATTCTCACTGGCCGCGATTTCGACCTTTGCGCTTGCTATGGCTGGATCTGTAACAAGTGAGACTTCTTTGAGAGCACTTGCACTGACGACTAGAACGCCATCGATATTCTTGTATTTCTCGGCAATAACTCCGACGCTAAATCCGTCGCGCAATCCAGTCGATGCCTCGATGAGCGCGTCAGATCCGGCCGTTGTGTTGCCGATAGAAAACACGGCATCAATGCCTTCCTTGCCGACTTTGTAGCTCTTCAGGAATCCGATGGGAGATTCGCGCCGGTGCTCAAGCAATAATTTTGTGGTGTTGCCAAAAGTGATAGATCCTTCTTTGAATAAAGTAGATCCAGAGCTTGTCACGCCTTCTTCATTCCATGTGACGATGCGACCAGATAATTCACGCTTTGGGAAGTCTGTTGCATCAACTTTGATTGAGAAGTCGAGCTTGATGGGTGTGTCTTTGATTTCTTTCATCGAATCATCTCTTCTTCCATTCGTATTTCATCGGACGTAATTGCACCTATATCAAAGAGAATCTTGTAGACATCTGCGCGCTCTTTTGCTGATCCGCGCAAGTAATCATCAAGATCAAACTTGACTTCCTGTGATGCTGGAACGAAATCGTTAGCCATGCCTGTCATCGATAGACGCTCTTCAATGCTGGTCATAATTGGACGCAGTGAAAAGTCAAGCAAAGATTGACGTGCGAGACTGGCATTGGAATAGGTCATACTCGATCCTGATTCGGCATCGACGTAATAGGCCGGAATGCCTGTGACTCTGGCTAATTCGGTGGCGACGTAGGATCTAGCTTGATTAAGTTGCAGCTTCTCTGGATCAAATCCTAAAGTCTCAAGAGTAACGTCGGCATTTAAGAATGCAGTTGAGCGATTGCGCCTAGCTGTGCCCCATGACTCCAGGAGTTTAGCAATTCGATCTGCTGGTAATGCTGTGCCGTTAGATTTTAATACCATCGTCGGAACTGGCTCGCGCGCATACATAACTGCCGCGCGCTCTAATTCTGCGCCAGCTTTAATTGTGCGACCTGCGCGATTTAAGATTCCTTCATCGTTGCCGTAAAAAACTGC